TTCTTAGAGCCAAGGGCCTTGATTAGCTCAACTTGCTCAGGTGTATTTTTAAGTTTAATTCTCATGTTAATCCTTTAATTATAGGGCCAATTTAACGAGGGTTTCGCCGTTAGTGTCAGCAGCTCCAAGGAACTTGCCGATGGCAACGTTAGCAATACCAGCAGATCCGGTAGAAGCAGTGATTTGTCCTGTTCCACCAGCGTAAGCGGTTCCACCAGCAGAAGGAGTTCCGAGAACGCCTTGTACCAAGAAAATACCACGGGTAACTACTGGAACAGCTTGTCCAGGAATTACGGCTTGCATTTCGGCAGCCTTACGGGGCTTGTACTTGAGGAGTTCACCGTTTTCATCGGCGTCTCTTACGTCGTAAAGCATCATTCCGATTGGGGTCTCGCCAGTTGTACTAACAACAACTTTGGCGGTGACTCCATAACGTTGAGAAACAACGTTAGTCGGTGAAAGCGTACCAGCGCTGCCGATGAACTCTAGTCCACCGCCAAGCTCAACGCCTGAATCATAGTTTTTCCAACCAGTAGCAATCTTTACCAAGGATCCCTTGGTGATATTGATTGATCCGGCGGACAAACCAGTTGTGTCGTATGAGAACAGATTCAATACATCGTGTTCATCATAATCTCTAAAAGGTCTTAGTTTATAAGCCATATTTTATCCTTATGTTGTATTATGTGTTTTATCCGACTACGAATTCGTCGTAGTCAAAAGCTTTTTTGTATTTGTTAAAGAGTGAATCTTCAGAGGCTGTAGAAGTAGCAGGAATAACTGCTGTCTTCTTTTCGCCATTGGCGGCAGCTTGATCGATTACTTCTGTAACAGAAGCGTTTGCGGCTTCTTTCTTCTCTTCTTGCATCTCTTTCTTTTCGCCCTTCTTCTTGTTTTTCATGAAGACGGCCATCTTATTCTTATAAGCGGCAAAAGCGTCGTCGTCCAAACCAGCGATGTCAGAGGCAAGAACTTGTCTTGTATCAGCATCTAAATCATATTCAGCATCAAAAGCGTTCATTCTCTCGTTGAACTTTTCATTGGCCAAGATAGCTTGCTTCTCGGCTTCGACAGCTTCAAGAGAGGCCTTTAGGGCAGCAATTTCTTTTTGCAAAGCCTCTTATCTGTATTTACATTTAAATTATCGATTTTGGAAATATTTTCTTCAATAATTTCTGCTGAAGCTTCTGATTTTAGTGTAGCTATACCTTTAACATCGGCGGCTGGGGTTTCTGTTAGACCAATACCAAGTGGTACAACATTGCCAATAACTTTTCTATAAACAGATTTTGTCTTGTCTACCTTGCCAGAACCACCAAAGGCTCTTAAGTTATTTTTGATAGACTCTATTTGGCTTGCGTCAGAAATTAGAGATCCATCTTCAATATTTTTCGATTCGCCGTCTATCATTACTACATTGTAATCATTAAAACCAAGCTCCCAGCTTGCGCTTACTGATTGATATTTATCGCTAGTGGCATCGCTAGACTCTTCTATCTTGTCCGCAAGAAGAGGATTGGCGATTTTCCAAATTACACCACCGAGAGTGATATTAAATGGTCCTTTCAAGTCTTTGACTTGGTCTTCCGAAAGGGAAACGTCTGACCCAAACTCACTAAACCCGGCAGTTAAAATTACGCCAACAATTTTTTCTCTATTGTGTTCAATATTTATTGGCTTATTAATAAAATCTTTATAAGAAGCAATGGCTGTATCTGTGTCGATAACATCGCCATTTTTATTTACTCTATTTACTACAGCAGCATTAAAAGCAATAGGCAACAAATCAACGTTCTTTTCTGTATTTACATTAGGAATAAAATTCCCAACTTGCATTAAAGATGCTAATGCTAAATACTTGTCCTTCTCTTCTGAAACCAATGGCTTTAGAACAGAACTAAATGTTGTAGTATAATTGTAAGTCATAATTAAATCTCGTACCATTTTTCTGAACTAGAATACTCATCTAAATAAAGTTCGTCTGCGTTTTCAAAATCAAAATCTCCGATTGATTCCATATCAATAGCAGCCTGAGCCAAATCTTGATCTTCTGGCTCCCAAGAGTCAGATATGTCTATCAAATCAGCAGAACCCTTAGCAACATCTTGGTCAGCTTTTCTGTAAGCATCTTTTACTTTGCCTCCAGACATCATTCTTAAAAACATATTTACTCTTGCCATCGCCCATTGACCTCTAGTTTTCCCGGGTCTGTGAGAAGAACTAAAAGCTCCAGCGCCTCTTCTATAAACTTTCTTTAATTGAGATAAGCTAACTTTTCTTGAGTGCTTTGCGTTGTGCTCTTTGACTTTATTTTTTAAAGCCTCGATCACTTTATTAGAAAAAGAAATAGCATCTGAGCTTTTTTCTCCAGCCGAACCGGGTTTATTTTTAGAAGAGCCTTTTCTTTTTTCTGATGGCTTAGCTGGTGTTTGAGCGGAACTTTTGGGACCGGGTCTTTTTGCTTCTATCTCTACGTCCAATTGACCTGCCTTACTCCTAATAGCCTCTCCTCCGGCAATTGAATTTTCTTTATCAATTAGGCCGATGTCTTTCTTTGTGAAATCAACGAAAAAACCTGCCGATTCAGGCTTTTTGTTCAGATTTCCGTTTTCTATTTCTAGATTCATTTTAAAGTAACGTTAAATATTACACTTTTTCCGTAGATATTTGACTAACATTTAGTATCGCGGCTGAAAAAATATCAACGCCATGCTCTTCTGATATTTCTAGAAGCTTAGAAATTTTCTCTGGGTTGTCTTTTTTTTCTCCTTCGCAATATGCTTTTATAGAATAGTCCCAATTGGCTTTTTCTTCATTAATTATAATATTTTGAGCTATTTGTTCTGCTATTGATTTTTGCTCAGAGTTTAAATTTTTCTTTTTGTGCTTCTTCTTTAAAAAGTCTTCTACTTTGGCCGACAGCATCTCATACTCTTTGAAAGTTTGAGAAATTCCTTTCATAGAAAAAGCTGCTAAGGCTGGGGCTTTTTTATTTCCGCCAGTCGGTGAAACATTCTTAGAAGTTTGAGGAGATCCTGAGCCAGGAGGTCTACCACCCGATAGTCCCCCAGCCGCAGCAGCGCCAGTAGCGACTGGAGCGTAAAGACCTTCTTCTTTCAGAGTCTTAAATTTTCTTTGAGACTCTAAAGATTCGTCTGGATCTGGAAGCCTGCCTGTTTCGATAGCTTGCAAGCCTTCCTCTGGAGTTAAAACTCCAAGTTGGACTAATTGAGCGCTCACTCTATTCCATACTGAAGAATCTCTTATATCAATTTCTTCGAAGTGCGATTGATTTTGGAAAAGAGTTTGCATGGCTTCAATATTCTTTTGATTAATATTTAAAGCACCGCTCTTCAACTCAGATCCCATGGTTATTAATAGAACAGCTTGCTGAGTTGTTCTTGTTAATGCCATGTCCATTTTCTTCATTTCTTGCTTCCAGTTAATATCTTCCAAAACTGGAAAGCCCATAGGAACAGAGAATGGTTCGTAATCTTGCTTTTTATAAAATACAGCAGACACTTGCTCTGTATCCAAAGGAATTGTAATGTAAGCTCCAGCACCAGAAAGAACTTTCTTTTGTAGGTTCAGTCTGTTTTTTTCGTTTAAGCTCTTTAAAACTTCTCTATCTTCATCTGTTGTTGGGTTACGCAGTCTTTGCAGTTCATAATCCGTAAGAATCTTGTAGTAATTACCTCCAACAAATGAAATATTTCCACCATATTGAATATCTGCTGGATTTAAAATCATGTATTTAGATGGCAGCTCTAATTTTTGAGCAGCTAAACTTTCTGATCCAAATACTTGAGTAATTTTAGAGATGTCATTTTGCGCTACCTTATAATCAAATCTATAAACAAAAACGTTACCAGAACGATAATATTCTCTAAAAAATTTATCGACGAAGTTATCCATATTGATCTTCTTGAATAAAGCATCTAGGAAATCTCTCGCCTTTTTATTGCCTCCAGTAAAATAAATTTTGCTACAAGAAAACTCTGTCATCAAATCGACGACATTTCTAAAAGAAGAAAAGTTGTAGTAAGCTTTTTGGCACAAAATAACAGCGTCTCTGATATTAAGACCACTCTTGTTCTGCAAATTATGAGAATATTTAAATGGCACTAGACCATAATCTATATTGTAGAACCTATCTGTTCTTTCAATGTCTCCAGCCAAATTTCTACGAGCCTGCACTGGCGAGTTTTCGGTGCTCGCCGCATAAGCAGTCATCATCGGTTTGATCTCTTGAATTTTTGGTTTTCTCATGTTATGTAATCATTAAAAAGTTTCCGCTCCTAAAAAGGGATCCGATAGGAAGCCCACCAGTCTGACTTTGATTTGGTAAGTTTTGCATTAAAACATATCCAGACAATCCGCTCAAGGTAATAGATGGCCTACTAGAATGACCAAGTATTAGAGTGTAATCATCAAACAGTTCTATCATTGGCAATCCAGCAGAATCTGTGACAGCCCATAAAGAAGCATTAGCTCCGGTTTCATAATAACTAACAAATGTGCCAGCGTTTCCTGCTATAGAAACAACTCCAGAAGAAGCGATCAGAGAAATAGAAGTCGGAGTTGAAGTCCCGCTTATATTTATCCTTTGCGCGGTTATAGGAGAATTAAATGATAGAAGAATTTAGAGTCCCTGTAGCAGAAGTTAGAACTGTTTGGTCAACGTATCCAGACGGATTAGTAGACAATGGATAATAATTCTCATCGGCTACTTCTATAATAAAGCCAGAGAATTCCACCTGATCTACCTGCTTTTTCCTAATCAAATTGGCCATGCTAATATAAAGTTACACTAAAACATTACTGGAGTAAACGTAAATGTATTATTTTCTACAGTCTGCTTCATAATATCGTTATAACATTTGACGCCCCAATTAGCCAACATAAATGCTGAATAATTATCTTTTCTAGCTCTTGTAACGGAAGATCCACGCTTTAAGTGCTGGGGCAAATCAAAGTTTTGCATGCCTCTAGAAGTTGTTGTGTATTCTACTACAAACTCTAGAAGCAAATAATACTTTTTTATAATCAATACATGCTTGCAAATATTCGTTGCCTTTTCTAATAAAGCTAGAAGTAAATACTTGATTAAATGCTATTCTGCCATCTGATAAGTTATAGCTCATCTTGGCTTTTCTTAATTCGGCTTCTAGTTCAGTTCCTTCTGCGTCTGAATTGAATTCTACAGTTTTTATATTTATTTTAGCCGCTTTGAATATCTCTGATTGATTACAAGTATCTATAAAAATATCTGCGCCAGCATTATCTAACGTTATACTCACTACATCAAAGTGAGTCATAATATAACAAAAATATTTAACGTGATTATTTAAATTTCCTAGCCCTGCATAAGTATGCACTAATATGCCAACTCCAGTTTCTTCGTCTAACTCCATCACAGCTATGGCAAAATAGTCAGCGTTTGGCGAATCGCTCATATTGGGGTCTATGCCAACTATGTATTTCTTGCCGGGGGTTCCTTTAACCAAAGTGTGCGGATATTCATCTTTCAGCGTGCATTCTTCCATCTTCTTCGCGCTGAAATAACTGTCTGATCCGTCGGTAAATTGAGCACAATATTCTCTAAGAAATGCTGAATGAGAAGTGCCGCCGCTTTGAGCTTCTTCTATGATGGTCTTATCTATCATCTCTGGAGGCAGTGCCTCATAACCTAACTGAGAAACAAAATAAGTAGAGTCTTCTTTTTCTGGCGAAGTTATTTTGGTTATCCACTCTTGATATGTCTTATATAAATTTTCAAATGTATAACTTGCGGAAGAAAGAGCTATCATTTTAGAATTATTTGTGAAAACCATTCGCTCCTCTTCTTTCATTTTTCCTTCCTTAATCAGCAAGTCTTCCATTTCGCGCACATCAATACGTCTTTTCATGTCTTGAGGTGCGACAAGGAACGGCATCAACACATTTTTAATAATCTCTTCTGGTAATAGAAGAATACGCACATAGAGAAGTTTCTATTGAACATCCCTTTCAAAGTAATCTCTTGGTAGGCCGAGAGCTTTATTCCTGTTAATAAATATGTAGTGAAGTAAAGATTCTGGCGCAAAAATTTGCACAAAGTAATCTTAGCCTCTTTATCTTCTAGCTCTCCTTGTAGTTGTCGGAAAATTTCATTGTAATTCTCCGTTGGTTTTTTATATTTAGGTGTTTCGTGCCACATATTATAGCAGATTTAAATCGTACATTAACTGCAAGTCATATTTTTTATACTCTCCATCGCTAAAAAATATTCTTTTCATTACTCTTACGCATTCTTCTCTGCCATCAACAAACAAAAATTGAACATTAGAGTATTTTTGAATTAGCTCTCTTACATTAAAGAAAACAAACTCTGGGGTTACTTTAATTTTCTTTGATACATAGTTGAGGTGTTGAAAACTCAAACATTCTTGCAAAGGTCGCTCGACTAACACAATTAGATTAGCTTCTGCGGCTATTGATCTTTCTATTTCTCGGCAAAATCTTTCGTATCCGCCACTCATTGTTCCAATGAAATCAGCTATAGATTTTCTTTCAATATAGCATTTGTTTTCGGGATCATTAATAGCGTAGTCTCCGAATTTTAAGCCTTTTACTTCCGTTGGGTAATCAATAACGAGAGGCATCTGCTCTCTGGTATCAATAAATATTTTAAAACCTTGTTTTATTTCGCAATTCAATTCTTCTTCTGGGTATTGGTATTTGTTTTTAAAACCAACTTCACCACAAAGCTTATAATAATCATTGAAAAGATTGTGATAATAAGGAATGGGAGGGCTAGTAATAGAGCGCAGCTCCACTTCAGTAGGCGCATAAATTAAATTGTGTTTTTCCTTTCTTTGCGATAGGAGTTTTTTTAAATAATCTTTTTGGGCTTCTGGAACTTGTCCTTTCAGCCACTTTTTCATAGAAATTTTATTATTAAAATCATTTGAGAAATAATAATCTTTATTTTTAAAGTTTATTAATTCTCCAGTGAGCAAATCATATCTCGGTTCGTGAGTTTGGTAGTATTCTACCATTCTCAACTTGTGAGATTTAAGATGTCCATGAAAAGACTTATCTGTTTCGAATTCTAAATTACAAATTTTACATTTAACCATCTAATACTTCCTCCTCGGTCAAGCCAAAAATTCTGGCTTTAACATCATCCATAGATGATAAGCGTCCGACTTCCGCTTTTAAAATTTCTCTTCTCATATCAGCCATTTTTATCATTTCTTTTCTAGTATCTTCGTCTTTCCACATTTGCACTAGATTAAGAATAGAAGCGTTTTCTTTTACTTGATTAGAAAGTCTTTCGCTACGCTTTATTTTTAGATCATTAAGGAGTTTTTGCTGGCGAGTTACGCATTGATTATATTCTGTGCGAGCAGAAGTAACTGCTTCAATCAACGGCATTGGAATCCTATTGCCAGAAGATACTTCAATGTCGATCTGCTCTTGAAGAGTCTGGATAGTGCGCTGAATATTAGCAGAAATTACAACTTCTGTAGATAATATTATATATTGATCCACTTCTTCTTGCGTCAAATCCCCTTTATCATACGCATATCTAATAAAACTACTCTCGAATAATTCTCTGTCTTCATTTGTGAGGTAAGTGCCGATTTGATGACTAAATCTAAATGTATGAAGATAAGATATTAGAGAAGTTAGATCTTTTTTTTGCCTTGCCGTGAGTTTGTCCTTGTCTAAACCGTTAAGAACATATTTATTTACTCTAACTAAAGCTCTTTCAAGGTTTTTGGGTGGTTTATATTCGCCTTGGTCGTCTTCTCTATCTGAAGTATTGGCTTGTATATTTTTAGGAAGAGTATCAAGATATTCTTGGACGCTTCTAGCCTCTATAGAAAGATTTGTTAGGCCATAATTATTAAAAAGCTCTCTAGCTAGATCCACCGCCGTCATCATAGCGGCATTATTAACAATATAATCTTTCTGGTCTTGAGTAAAATCTATTCTGTCTTTTGGGGTGTATTCGCTTTTAGTTTTGACTTTGAGTTCTCTAGAATCGTATTTAAAATCTAAATGTTTGCAAACATATTCCTCAGTTTTATTTTGAATATATAATAAATCATACACTTTCCACTCTATCGGCTTGAGAATTTTCTTCATTCTTTCGTGCAAATTCGCAGCCGCTTTTTGTATATTGTATTCTGGAGTTGTTTGGTTATTTATTTCGTGAGAATGGTCTTCAACAGACACTGTCATTTTTAAATCGTAAGCATTTTTCTTTGTTTTTAGCCAATTGTTAAACATCGGGCAATTTTTATCTTGCTTACCATATATTTTACATTCATTTTCTCCTATGGCGGCGGCGCATTTCAAACATGGGCGCGCATAATTACCATAATTATTTCTAATTAAGTTTTTAATCTGATTGGATATTATTCTATTTACCCAAGGGAGTATCGGTTTGCGCTGATCATAAAGGCTCCATTTTTTATATATATGGAATCTAATAATTTGAGATACGTCCTCAAAGTCAATCCAATTAAGCGCGGATAATGTCCACTTGTGTTTTCTTTTTGCTATTTCCGTGTTAATTAAGTTGATATAATTTTCAAACTTTAATTTATTCTTCTTCATTCATTGATTGACGAGAAGGATAGTATCCTGCTTCTCGTTTAAAATCTTCCAGCGCTTGTTCTTTGCTGATCCTTGGTGCGCTAAAAGTTGGTTCGTCTGTACTTTGGCCATTGTATGTTCCCATTAAATTGTTTAATTTTACTCCTCTTTGAGGGTTTATGTCTATATCAAAGTCTAGCTTAGAGATGTCTGGCACTCTTTCTGCGCCGATTTCTTCTTCTTGTTCCTCTTGTGTAATTTTAGGGGTAGGCTTTGCGGCCTTCGAAATAAAAGAGGAAGCAATGACAAAACTAGAACCACATCCAGAACAAAACTTTGGCTTATCAAAGGAATATTCTGTCGCGTTGCCGCATTTTTGACAATAGATCTTCATATTAAGAATTATACACTATATGCCTAAAAAAACCACTAAAAGTTTTAAATTTAAAACCGATAAAGGCATAGAATATTCTGTTAGCAAAATAAAGATCCCAGCTAGGGACAAGGCTGAAGGATTGTGTGACTCTCCTGAGAACGAGCGGCCCCAAATATTTATAGAAGCCTCTCTCTTGCCGCGAAGAGAGATGGCTGTTAGTATTGAGGAGTTCGCTCATGCTTTTTTTTGGGATAAATCAGAAAAGAATGTCCGTAAGTTCGCAGCAAGTTTAACAAAATATTTATACGCGAACGGTTGGAGAAAAAGTTTTTAGTTTTTTGACTATAAATTTAACTAGATCGCTTCTCTTGATGTCGTCTTCGGTAAATTGGAAAGAATAGATTCCCTTATCTTGGCTTTCTTGGTCTCCGAAAATTGATTGAAGCTTGTCAAAGCCGCCAGCTTTGCCATT